TTACAGGATGCGGGCGCTGATAGCGTTTGCCACCTGAAACAGGTCCTTCTGCCCAATAAAGCCAAACTTGGCCTCGTGGCCGTCCGCAAAGCAGACTGTCAGCTGGGACGCCTGCAGCGGATCGCCAAAACCCGCCGTCTGAATGCCATAGTGCAGCACCTTGCGGTAGGGCAGCACAAAAAGCTGCTGCCGCGTGCCCGTGACCCCCTGCATATCCACCATGATGATGCGGTGGCTGGTGAACACCACCTGATCGCGCACCGTCTTGTATGCGCCCACGATCTGCTCGCCCTCCAGCAGCAGGGCGTTAACATTTTTGCAGATATCCTTCTCCTGCAGGCGCATGAGGTTCTCCATCGGTTTATCGCGGAATTCCATTGTAGCGTTCCCCTTTCAGCGGTTTTATGGCTCTATTGTAGCATTTCCGCCGCCGGTTTGCAAGATGACTGCCCAGTGCAGGACAAAAAGAAAAGACCCGGACCGTTCAAGGTTCAGGTCTTTTGGAGCGGGTAATGGGAATCGAACAATTAAAAATGATGGATTGTCGTCAAAAATAAATCTGGGATGCACGAAATAGCGAAGGAATAATACGGCTTTGTTGGGTTATTCCCTATTCGCTTTTTGACATTTAGAAAAAAGAGTGTTACCAAATGTGTTACCAGAATCACCCTTGAGCCTTCCTGAATGCGGCGGTGGTCGCGGCTGCCAAATCTTCGCGCTGACCCTGCAGCTCGTGCCGGTAGGTTCCTGCAGTGTCCATGTTTTTGCTGTGACCAACCAGCATTTTTAGCTGGCTGTCAGTCAGCACACCGGATTCAATGCTGACAAAGGTGTGACGCAGTTCATACAGCGTTACCATTGGATCGATGTTGTTAGATTTCTGGTACTTTTCCCAGCGCTTCACAAGAGACCGCTGGCATGGGATCTGGAACAAGGGTGTGTTGTAGTTCAACTGTACGCCTGTTGCTTTCAGGTGTGCCACCTGAGCTTCATACGCTTCTCGTGCTTCCTTACCCATGTCAAAAGAGCGCACTGCATTCTGGTTTTTGCCGGTGGTCACTTCTCCCTGCACATTGATGCTGCGGCGCAGATTGACAGTGTTCCCCTTTATGTCACCATACCACAGGCCGACCAGCTCACCGGGTCGCACGCCGGTTGATACAGCAAAACGGTAGGCATAGATATAATCATCAAAAATCCTTTTATCGTACCACAAGCGGGTGTCAACGTCAAAAAGTGTTTTCAGCGCGTTGGGCTGCAAAATGGTCTTTTCTACAAACCTTGCGTTCTTAGGAATGGATAACTCCGGGAACAGGGTGGTGTACCGATTTTTCCTGCACCACTTGACAAAGCTGGTTTCGGTTGACCGAATCGTCATAAGGGTTTTGCGGCTCAGAGGTTTATCACTCGTGCGCTTTCCCCCTTTTTTGAGACAGCGCTTTTTGAAAGACATGTCAATTGCCTTTTGCAGATCGCCCTCGGTCAGCTCGTCAATGCGAATGTTCCCACACACCGGGAGTATGTAGTATTCGCCGTATTTGTCGCACTGGGTCACATAGGATGTGCCGCAGGTGAGCTTCAGCTCTTCTACCCATTCTGAATAGAGTGCAGCCACCTTCTTCCTGCCGTCCCGAATGCTATCATCAAGCCATGCATCCGCTTTTGCGTTTGCTTCCCGTTGTCCTGTCCGGCCCGGCGTGCTGCTGTAAAACCGTTTGCGGGTGCCGTTCTTCTGAACCGCGATGCACCAGCGCTTTTCCTTTTCCACCCAAAATGCCGTGTTGACCCGTTTTTTCATAAAATCCACCTCCATACACAAGAGTACACTGTGCCGCTGCCCTTGGGACGGCGGCGCCTTTTTCTTTGTGCGGGTGGGGCGGTCTCTGGCTGGCGCTTACCGCACCATTGGCAGAAAGCAGCACCTTCCGGGATCTCTCGCTTGCATCTGATGCAGGTCATTTCTTACGCCCCCTTTCTGTCGTGTAGGATGTTTCCCCGCGTCTGGACGCTTCCTTGCCCGCCTTGTACGCGATGTTCAGAAGCTCCATGGGTGGGTGCACCTCATCCGGCACAGGGTCTGTGTTGGTGGCAACGGCACAGTTATAGTTATCCAGCACCTGACCGCATAACGAAACCTTGTTCTGCAGCGGCGTGTGCAAGTTCGCGCAAATCTCCGCTATCACCGCCGGGGGATAGCTGCCGTGTTTGCCCAGCACGATAAACAGGATCATTTCCTTTACGACCCGGGGAGAGTTGTACAAAAAATTATTTATCGCCGCGTCAATCTCTTCGTTTGTCATGTCAGTTGTCTGCTTCCAGTACAGCTCAGGGTGTAACATTTCTTGCATCGCAGCCAGCGGTGACATCCCGCACGCGGTAAACCAATCCATGATCTCGTCCGCATCCGGGCTGGATTGCCCGCGTTCCCAGTTCTGCACCGTGCGCTCGTTCTTCTCTATCAAAATTGCAATTTCGCGCTGGCTCAACCCAGCCGAAACACGCGCCTTTGCCAGAGCAGCACCAATTTTTGCGGCCGTAAAATAACTCATACTATTCTACCTCCCCCCACAAATTTTATTGCGTGAAAATAAGCAAGAATGGCGCAGAAAAAATCTGCGCCATTCGACAAAAATTACACTAATTTCTTTTTCCTCTGGCGCATGGTAGAATTTGGTACATAAGTTGACACAATTACCAAAAATCAGGAGGAAAAAGAAATGAAAAACGTTCAAACGTTCGACACAGACCCGGAAATGACCATCGTTGACGGAATGCCCGCCAGCGTTCTCACCGGAACAGCCAAAACCCCGCAGCCTTGGGAGGATTGAACTATGAAAAGAAACAAGACCGCCTGTTTCTGCGCCCACATCCGCGCCGCGCTTGCCTGTTACGTTGATATGACCCCGGAGCAGCAAGCCCTTGCCACCATGTACGCCAGCCGCAAGATCACCGGCCTGCACACCCTGCGCGCCGCAGCGGTAAGCCCCGGCGGGGAGTGCGCCGCTCAGTTGTTGCAAAAAATGCAGCAGCTGGACACCGACAGCCAGTAACAACGCGCATATTTTGCGCGAAATCAGCGTAAACCGCGCGGTTTTCGCTTAAAAGTGCGCGTAAATCGCGCGATTCAGCGCAAATCTCAAATTTTTGGCGATTTTTTTCGCCATTAAAATCGATTGACGGCTACACCAAACTGTTGTAAAATGCAGTTGTAAACAAGTTCACACATCAATATCCAACAGCAGTGGCGCCATACTCCGCCTGACTTTGGCTAAATCCCTCAAACTCCAGCTGTTCAATCAGACCGGAGCGAGAGAAAGACATGGAGTTGATATAATTTTTTGCTTTTATCGCAGCCTGTTCGTCCCAGTCGGCACCACAATGATCTACGGCATAAGTAGCATCTTCCGTGGAATATCCTTCATACTCAAGCTGGTTTTCAAGGCTGCTGTAAGAGAATCCCATACCAGCACTCAGGTAGGTTTGGGCAGACCGCAAAGCGTTTCTCTGCCCCATTGTAAGGCTATCATCGGCAGAAATTGACGATTTTATGGACGTGCTGCTCTTTGTTCCGGGCGTTGAACTTGTCGTGCTGGAAGAAGGGGTCATCATAAGAACGAACACAATCAGCGCAACACTAACAGCGACCGCGCATCCGCATCCGTGACCTTTTTTCTTCTTTTCAGGCTTTTCGTCTGATTCGATAGCTGCTGTCACGGAACCAGAAGCAACAGGCGCTCCACATTCAGGGCAAAATTTCACGTTCTCAATTTCAGCTCCGCATTTTGGACATTTCATAATAACCACCTCAAAACAACAAAAATAGGCAGCCAAACAGCTGCCGGAAACCTTAAATTATCAATGATCTAGCCAAAGGGGGAAAATAAAGTGCAAGATACTAGCACAAAATTGATGAAATCAACACCGGAATGTGTTATACTTGAGAAAATCAAGCTTGCACTTTCCCTTGGTGTCGACGTGGATAAACTCTTAAAGGAGGCAATGCAAAATGTCTGATAACACATTTTTTCTTTACATTATTGCCGTGCTGGTTACAGCGATACTGCTTATCCTCGCAGACGATATTTTTGACTTGGGCGATGTTTCGCTTTTTCACAAAAAAACAAAATATCACGCATTTCCAGCAGAATGCTTTTCTAAAAAGGTCACGCTGGGCGACCTCTGCGAACTTTGTCCTGAAACTATTTTCAGAGCATCAGATGACGGTTATGGGACGGTTGTCATCGACCCTCAAAAAATAGACGATGAAAAGATGAAAGTTTACAAAACGCTTGCTGTCTACAATCTGGATACAAAAAATCACAAACTGGAAGTTTCTGACCCATCGCTCTTATGACCGATAAACCACGTTATCAGTGAACCTACAACAGCGCCAAGTAAAGCAATAAAAGAATCTCGGATAAACTGGTTTCTTGTGATCGTCTTTTTGCTCTGCTTATCAATAAAATAAGTTTTGCCTTGAGGGGTCAACCGTATCGGACATTCCGAACGGCTGACCTCTTTGTATTTGCTGCCAACAACCACAAGGCCTTTTGCTTCCAAGATGTTTACTATATTATCAGGATCCTTTATTCCACCCCGGTGCAATCCAGAAATGGTTACATAACTGGATTCTGGATGCGTTTCGTAAAAATCACACAGAACGTGCATAACCGCGTCAAGTTGCTTTTCACTGACCATTCTTTTTCTCCTGTGCAGCTATAGCAGCATCCAGCATACTCTCAAACATGGCCTGTGTTGCCGGGTCAAGCATATTATACTTATCTAATATAGCCTTCCCGTGCGCTTCACGCTCAGCATCCTCCGGGGTGCTGGGCTTTTCTTTTTGCTCTGGCTCGTCCTTCAACTCTTCTTTAGGCACTCCAAAAAAAGTTGCGACTTTCAAAATGTTTGCATCTGTTATACCGCCGCCATTTTTCCAGCGGTTTACAGTTGTCTTTGACAGTCCCATTTCAAGCGCTGCGCCTGACGGCGTTTTTTTGTTCTTGTCGCAAAGCATTAAATACTTTTCGTAAAAAGACATAAAAAGTCACCGCCAAACTTGTGCATAGTCACGAAGTAACTAAAGTTCACATTAAATCGTTGACAGTAAACAAAGTAACTGCTATAATAGCCTTGTTAGTTAAAAAGGTTCACAAAGTACACAGCCCCACAACTGGGATACTGTGCACGGAATCTGTACTTTGTTCTGCAAATACATAGTATCACATTCTGTTAACTTTTTCAACTACTTTTGACATGGCGATAAGAAAAAATCTGCCTGCGGTTGTTTCACAGACAGATTTTTCACCGATTTGTCACCAGAACGCACTTGCACCTTTGCGGTAATGCAAACTTTCGTGTTTGCACATCTTTTACACCGTCCGTGGCGCAAAAGTAACGCAACGGCTGCAAAAACAACTTGCAGGGCTATGGGTACGCCGCTTCCTTTGGCGGGTCGGCACCGCCTTGTAAGCCCTAGCGCTTCACGCACTTGCTTGTGTCTGGAACTGGCTGGCTCAAAAGTTGGGTCAATGAAATCACCGTCCTTTTGAATCAGTTTAACTAGGAGCCGTAAAACAGTATAGCAAATCGGTGCGCCGTTGTCAATTTATTAACTGCAAACAGGGAGGTGAAAGAGTGCCTGAACCGTGGACTGGTCGATTGATCGGCAGAATGCACAACAACGAAGTCACGCTGGAACAGCTTGCAGAACGTCTGGGATGGACAAAGAGCTATTGTTCGATGATCCTGAACAGCAAACGCAAGCCGAACGGCATCCGCGAGAAGATGGAAGCCGCAGTCAGCGAACTGATTAAGGAAAAGGAGGACAAAACGGCATGAGCAACGACAAAAAGCCCAGTTGGAAAGAACGGCTTTCCAACTGGGCACCTACGGATATCATGGTTGCGGCTGTAATTGTGACTGCAATCAATGTGTCACTTGTAGTATTCCAAATATTATGGTGGATGCTAAGGTGAGTATTCCAACAACAAGAGCCGATGCAGAATAAAATTGATTTTTCTTGTTTTCTTTTGCTTGCTCACGGTCTTTGATTTCCTGCTTTTGCTGGCTTTCTTCAAACTGCTGGCGCAGCTGCTTCAAATCTTCCGCATACCGCCGCTGTACCTCATACAGTGTAGGCTGCTGCGAGACTTTCGGACTGGAATAATTCACTTTGCTGGCGTTCAGAATGCGCTCTAATTCATCTGTACGCTGGTTCATGGATCCCCGCTGATTCATTTTTTCACCCCCTCCCGCTCAAGTATAGCACAGGAGGGGCAGAGTACAAGGAGGACAAAAAAATATGACAGACATTATCTTATCCACCCAGAACGGCGAACCGGTGGCATCCAGCCGCCAGATCGCCGATAGTTTCGGAAAGGAGCACAAGCACGTTCTGGATTCCATCAAAAATCTGGTGGCCGAAAATTCGGCTGCCAAATCCATGTTCTACGAGACAACGTTTGAGAACCGCGGCAAGCAGTACCCCATGTACCTGATGAACCGTGACGGCTTCACGCTGCTGGCGATGGGCTTTACCGGCAAGGCGGCGCTGGAATGGAAGCTGAAGTACATTTCGGCGTTCAACGCGATGGAGAAGCAGCTGGCGACCCGATCTACAAGCCAGCTGCAAGACCTGTCCCCGGAGCTGCAATACCTCATCAAGCTGGAACGCCAGCAGAACCAGCAGGCAAAGCAGCTTGAGCAGGTCAATGAGCGGCTGGATGCCGCTTGTGATGCGTTCAGCTTGAGCGCTGGCCCAGACTGGAAAAAGATTTGCCAGAACGTGATTTCGTCCGTCGCCATGAAGCGCGGCGGAACGAATGACGATTTTGAATCCGTCTGGAACGAAATTTATGAGGCTATGGAGCGGAGAGGCTTTAATCTTGAACTCCGGGTGTCAAACGCAAAGTCCAGAGCGATGAAAAACGGCATTTGCAAATCCGATGTCCGCAAAATTTCAAAAGCGAAGATCATTGAATCTGGCGGCAAGAAAATAATCTGCGCGTTTGTAGATTCCGTGAGAGAACTGGCCGTAAAGGCTGGAACCCGCGTCGATAAGCTGGATGAGGTTTGCCAAACCGCTTTTGACCGCAACTGTGCCCCGGCGGGCAGGCTGCGCGAGGGAGAACAGCATCAAAGAAAAGAGGTTGAAAAAACATGATGAATGTCATACAGGGCACCTTCCGGCAGATTCCATACTGGAAACTGCGGGGCCGGTTCCACAGCTGCGGCTACCGCGATCAGGAAGTCGCTAAGTATATCGGCATTGGCCGGGACACCATGAGCGGCAGGATGCAGGGGCACAATCCGTGGACAAGCGCAGAGATCACAGCAATGTGTGAACTGCTGGACATCCGACAGGATGAGATCGGGGAACTGTTCTTCCCCTCACTTGAGAAAGGAGAATCCGCATGAAGATCAAATCTACTACTTACTACTGGTTGGCTGCCATTTTGGGTGGCGTTGGAATTGGCACAGCTATGGGCGCAGAGGGCACCGCGCAGACCACCGGATACATCTCCGGCGTGCTGTTTGCGGTGTCGCTGGTGCTGATTCTGGCCGCTGTTCTGCTGGCTCGTCTGGGCTTTGCCGCAGAGGACAGGGAGAGAGCCGCAAAGCGGCGCAAGTACGGCAAGATCAACCGCACCCACGCCCGCAACCCGGAGTACCCGGAGAATCAGGAGCGTAGGGCATGATGACGGCTAAAGAGTACGTTGAGGGCAAAGTAAAGTCCTACACGCGGCTTGCCGAACGCTGCAGGCGAGAAGCCGAAGCATCAGATGACATTGTTGTCCGGGCTGGATACTCCGCACGGGCAAACGTCTGGGAGATGTGCGCCGAAGAAATGGACAACGTGCGGGAGATGCTGCAAGAGGAATCTGGGGAGATCACATATGCCTGACACTGTCCATCATGTCATGTGGTACACCGTGTATGATGCAAAAACCGGCAATCTGCTTGCATCCGGCACATCTGATATGTGCGCCCGGCGGCTCGGCTATAAAAGCGCAAACAGTTTTGCATCCTCGGTTTATCATTGCCGCAAGAAAAAGAGAAAGCCGCACAAGTATTCCTTTTTTCAAGAAGTCATAAAGCGCGACGAGGTGGACAGTCTGCCGCCGATACGCCGCAAAAAAAAGAAGAGCCTGCCCGTGCGCCAACACGGACAAGCCAAAAGGGTGATGAGTCTCGCCGCCCATCACCACAAAAATACCACAACATGCGGCAAACCGCAAGGAGGTAAAACGTGAAAACCTTAATTTTTATCGTTCTGTGCGCAAATCTTGGGTATATCGCTCTTGGCTGGCGGCACAACAACAGGAGGTGAGCACATGGCACTTTTAAAGGTCTATGATGTGACCAAAAAGCAGTCGGATGACCTTGTTTCAGCGCAGAATATCGCAGACGTTTCGGACGCGATCATTATTGCTGACGAACTTGTAAAGCGAGAGCCCGCCTATTTGTACAAGGTATTTGATTCCAGCATGAATGTTGTTTATATGAGGTGAATTTTTATGCAAAGCGATTCACAAAAGCGCCTTGCAAGGCGTGCCAGTATCAAGGAACTTTCCAACAAGGCCGAGGGCATCTATTACTACATCAAGCCGCAAAATATGCTGTTCAGGCTTATCAGTGCTGGCAATGAACTTGCCAGCTCAATCAACGGCGCAGTGGCGTATTTCACGCATTTTGCACAGAACGGCAGCATGGATGATACTGCGAGCCGCGAGGTCATAGACCGCATCTATCGCAAGGTGGGCAGCATGATGTGCGATATTGACATCATCCACGCTGCAGGCGGTGCAGAAATCATGCCTGAACCGTATGAAAGCATAGATTTTTGTTACATGATTGAGTTTCGCACCCTTCTGCGGGAAGCAGTTATCAATGGTCTGCCGGATGATTACAAAGGCGTGCAGCAGAACCCGACACAAATCCGGCTCATGAAGCCCGGCGTTGCATATCATGCCACGATTCCAGACGAGTATGATGACCCGTTTTTTGACCAGTTTGTCCGCAAAGAAGAGCAGCGAGACCGGAAAATCGTATTCCGGTGCACAAAGTCAGAGCTTGACGCCATCAAGCGTTATGCACATATCATCGATGTAAAATACACTGAGGAGGAGATTCATCATGCCTGATATCAAAATCGAAAAGACCCCTGTTGAGCAGCTTCAGAAGCCCGCAGCGCCCGCAGAAACCCTTACTCCTGTCAATCCCCCTGCCGCACCCGCACATCGCGCCCTCTCCTATGCTGAGAAAGTGCAGGGATTGACCGCAGACGAACGGATCTGGCAGCTGGCAAAGTCCAAGGCCGTTGCACTGTCCAACCTGCCTGACGGCTGGCTTCCCAAGACCTACGCCGGAAACGTTGGTGCTTGCGCCATCGCCTGCGACATGGCACAGCGCATTGGAACCACCGAACTGTTTGTGATGCAGAACCTTTACGTCGTCTACGGTCAGCCTACTTGGAGCGGCAAAAGCTGCAAGGCACTTATCGACAACAGCGGCCAGTTTGCAGGGCGCTCCCGCTATCGCATGGAAGGTCAAGAGGGCGCGGACACATGGGGCTGCCGCCTGATTGCCGTGGACAAGTTGACCGGCGAAAAGGTAGAAGGACCGAAGGTCACGGTGCAGATGGCAAAGGATGCAGGCTGGTGGAACAAAAACGGCAGCTACTGGCCTAAGATGACCGAGATGATGCTCAAGTACCGAGCAGCCGCCTATTTTGCCCGCGCTGAGTGCCCGGAAGTTCTGATGGGCGCAAACATCGACTACGAGGCCGGTGCTGGTGACAGCGCAGATGAGGAGCCGAACCATGCTTAACGTTGTAGCAATCATGGGTCGCCTTGTGGCAGACCCGGAACTCCGCACCACCCAGCAGGGCACCAACGTGTGCACCTTCCGCATTGCTTGCGAGCGTAGCTATACCCCGAAAGGCCAGCAGCGTCAGGCTGATTTTGTGGATATCGTGGCATGGGGCAAGACCGCCGAATTTATCTGCAAGTTCTTCCAGAGGGGCAGCATGATCGCCGTTGAGGGCAGCTTGCAGACCAGGAATTATCAGGACAAGCAGGGCAACAAGCGCACGGCGGTGGAGGTTCTTGCAAACAATATCAGCTTTGCAGGCGCTAAGGCGGCAGATAAGCCCGCTGCGCGAGATTTCGACCAGCAGACGCAAAACTACACCCACGAAGCAAAATCCGCACAGAACGCCCCGCAGCCCGACTACACGCAGGGCAGCATGGACGATTTCGCCGTGATAAACGACACCGACGACATGCCGTTCTGAAGGAGGAGATAAACAATGAGCGTAAAAGGATATAAAGTTTTTAATTCTGACTGGACGTGTCGCGGCAAACAGTATTCTTGCCCGGGAACCTTTGAAGAATTTGTAAGTCCGTCTGTCTGCAATGTGGGTATGCACTTCTGCAAGAATGCCGCCGACTGTTTCCGTTACTATGATTTTGACCCGAATAACCACGTTGCTGAAGTGATCGCCCACGGCACGGTTGCAGAGGGCGGTAACAAGTGTGCAACGAACAAGCTGGAAATCGTGCGAGAAATCCCTTGGGCTGAAGTCCTTGAGATCGTGAACACGGGAAAGGCTTGCACTGGACGTTGCAACAGCGGCAACTGCAACAGCGGCAACCGGAACAGCGGCAACTGCAACAGCGGCAACCGGAACAGCGGCAACCGGAACAGCGGCAACTGCAACAGCGGCAACCGGAACAGCGGCAACTGCAACAGCGGCGACTGGAACAGCGGCGACTGCAACAGCGGCGACTGGAACGCTGCATCCTTTTCCAATGGCTGTTTCAATACGGCATCGCCCAAAATCTATATGTTCAATAAGCCTACTGACTGGACGCTTGGTCATTGGCTTAATTGCCGCGCCCGCTATCTTCTGAATCAGATTGAAGATTGCCCGCTTGAATACGTCTATCTGTCTGATATGACCGATGAGGAAAAGGCGGCGCACCCTGAAGCCGAAACAACGCGCGGTTATCTGAAGGAACGCACCACAGCGGACAACGCCCGGAAGTGGTGGGCGGGGCTTAGTGCCGATGATCGAAACGTTATCCTCAGTTTGCCGAACTTTGATGCAGAAATCTTCAAAGAAATCACGGGGATTGACGTAAGCAAAGACTGACACATCTCAAGAGCTGTGCTATCTGGCTATACGGGTGTGCGGAATGAGGTGAAATCATACGGCTACAGGGAAAAGATACTACTGGCTAAAGCTCAAAGACAGCTTCATGCGGTCCGACGCGGTGGATTTTCTCATGGGTCAGAAAAACGGCGCAAACTATGTGGTTCTGTACCAGATGCTCTGCCTTATGACTATCAACACAAACGGCAGGCTTTCGCGGCAGATCGGTGAAGTGATCATTCCATATGACGTGGACAAGATTCAGCGCGATACTAAGTGGTTTTCTACCGATACGGTGCGTGTCGCGCTGGGACTTTACGCGAAACTTGGGCTGATTTATCAGGAAAAAGACGGAACGTTGGTGCTTGCAAACCACTCGGAAATGGTCGGAAGCGAAACCGATTATGCAGCACAAAAAAAGTTGCAAAGAACGAACCAGCGTCAAATTAATGCAGAGCACTGTGGACATTGTCCACAGGATGTCCACACAGACGTCCACAAAAATGTCCATACAGATATTAGAGATAAGATATTAGATATAGATAAGTCGTCGTCATCTAAAGATGACTCCTCCTATACAGGGACGAGGACGACGAAATCTCTAGTGGATTTTTTTCGGGAGAATGTCAGCAATCTGAGCAAGACTGGAGAAAAAGAGCTGACCGGCTACATAGAGCGCATGGGCGCGGATCTTGTGTACGCGGTCATGGACAAGTGTGTGGATCTGGGCGGCGGCAGCTGGGCGTATGTCCGCAAGGCGCTGGAAGAAGCTGAAGGACTTGGCTGCAAGACCGTTGCGGAGTATAACCAGCTCTGCCCTATCGGCGGCAGCCGGGCAAAAGGCACACGCGTGGACAGAGCAGAACCGTCCGGAAATGATATTTTAAGCCCGGAGCGCATGGCGCACAGCCGGGAACGACTGCGGAAGTGTAAGAAAGGAGCAGATGATCCTTGACAAATCCATGCTGCAAGGCTGCTGGCGAGTGAACTGACAAAGAGAGAGATTGAAAAATGAGCGAATTTATCGACCGTGAAAAAGCCATCGCAAACATCAAAGCGGCATATTGCTGTGGCTGCGAAAATTACAACGGCGTAAGATGCCGCGCGTGTCAGATTATGGACGCGATGGATGTGCTGGAAGATGCCCCGGCAGTCGTCCCGGATGTCCAGCGCTGGCGCAATCCTGAAACAGACCCGCCCAAGGTCGAAGAAGATGTGCTGATTCTGTTTAAAACCGCCTGCGGTGGATATGGGATTACGACAGCTAACTACGAAGATGGCACAGTCTTGTCCCAAAAGAGCGCTTTCTACTGGGAAGAAATTTCCGAGTGGGGAACCTACGATGAAGAAAGCGATGATTACTTTATTCCTAAAGGCTGGTGGGAATATCGTTATTTCAACCAGGATGACATTTACGATAACCGTGTAGATGCTCACGTGGTGGGCTGGATGCCGCTGCCGCCGAAGGAGGTGACACAGAATGGCAATCAATAAGAAAACCCGTGAGGCGGTATACCAGAAGTACGGCGGCCGCTGCGCGTATTGCGGTAGGGCGATTACCTACAAGGATATGCAGGTCGATCATTTCCGGCCGCTGCGGGTATGGAAGCAGACGGCGCGGCGGATGATATTTCAAACCTTATGCCCGCCTGCCGGATGTGCAACCATTATAAGCGCGCAAACTCCCTGGAAGTGTTTCGCCGGTATATTGCCGAGATTCCCCGCAAGCTGCGCAGCGACTATATTTATAAAATTGGCGTGGCCTACGGGAATGTTGTTGAAAATGAAAAGCCGATTGCGTTTTTCTTTGAAACCCAGGAAACAAAAACGGCTTCCGAATCTGCCGTGATGCAGCCGGAAGACATGGCTCATTATTTGATGGATTTTTGCCATGGCCATTTAGCAGCCGGGAAAGGCTGCCCAGGCTGCCCGTTTGATAAACCGACCAGCGACAACGGGGATGGAGAGTGCCGTTTATATGTCCCCGACGACTGGGATTTTTGAGGAGGCGAAGAAATGAGCAAAAAACGTATGGTCTACGCGGAGGATGTGATCCAGAGAATCCGCGACCTGGCCCCGGAAATCCTGGGCGGCTGGTATAACCCGGACATGGAGAACGAGTTGGAGCAGCTTGTTTGCGTTGTGGAAAACACTCCGACGGCAGCAGATACGGACGTCCCGCGCTGGCGCAAGACCGCAGAAGAGCCGCCGACTGAAAAAGATTCTGCGCACGGAAATGTTCTCGTGAAGTACATGGATGCGACTTTTGCTCAATCAGCAACGTGGGACACCGTGGCCAGTGCGCCAGATCTTTTCACGCTTTGGATGCCCATGCCTAAACTGCCGGGCGAACGTCCAAAAAAGCTTTACTGGCGTGAAAAAGCAGGTACGACAATTTGCCCTGTTTGCGGGTATGAATGCAACGATAATTATTACATTGACAAATTTTGTCCCGGATGTGGAACACGCCTTTGGTTTAACGAGGATGAAGCCGAACATGACCAACCCGACATGTAAAGACTGCCCAGACCGGCACCATGCCTGTCACGACCACTGTCCGCAGTTTGCCGCTTGGCGCAAAGAACACGCCAAAGAGACGGACTATAACCGGCAAATAATGGTATCCGGCAGCGTTTACCACCGCGACCATGAGGACAGGCATCGGGAGCGCGGCAAGAAAAAGTATTTCGGACAAAACGGAGGAGACAAATGAAAGTTTTAGTTGCCTGTGAGGAATCGCAGGAGGTCTGCAAAGCTTTCCGCGCCCGTGGTCACGAAGCCTATTCATGCGATATCCAAGAGCCGTCCGGTGGGCATCCCGAATGGCACATCCTCGGCGACGCCCTCAAGGCTGTTGAGGGGGGGGCAAGTCGTGACGATGGACGGCGTAACGCATGACGTTGGCAAGTGGGATTTGCTCATTGCACACCCACCCTGCACGCACCTTGCTGTTTCTGGTGCACGGTGGTTCACAGAGGGAAAAAAGCCGCTCAGCTTGCGCTTTGAAGCTGCTGCATTTTTCATGAAGTTTGCAGAAACTGATATTCAGCGAATCGCGATCGAAAACCCCGTGTGCGTGATGTCCACACTATACCGAAAGCCGGATCAAATTATCAATCCATGGCAGTTTGGGCATCCAGAGCAAAAGAAGACCTGTTTGTGGCTGAAAAATCTTCCGGGGCTAATCGAAACCGACAATGTGTACGATTACATGATGACATTGCCACAAAAATTGCGAGAAAAAAATCATTGGATAGGAAGCGGTCACGCAAAAGAGAGAAGTAAAACCTATCCAGGCATTGCAAGAGCAATGTCCGAACAATGGGGGTAAAAAATGAAAAACGTACAGACGGCGCAGACGCAGAAGTACAAGCCCGGACAGTATATCGTTTCGCTCGATCATCTGATGGAGCAGGAACGAATCTTCTTTATGGGAAAACTTGTAAACAGGAGTTGGTTTGTAAATTGGCAGTTGTTGTATGCGAATCTGGAGCTTAGCAAGCTGGACATTCGTGAAGCTGTCAAAATGGAGGAAAAACATGAAGCCAAAAACTAAATCGGAGCTAATGGCAGAATGGGCAAATCAGCCGGACCAGCTCAAAAAAGAACGGGAGGCCAAGGACGTCCGCAAGGCGATGGACGATGCCCGCGCCGTGATTCAGGATGGCCTGACCCGGTATGTCAAGAAAAAGACCAAAGCCCGCAGCATGGCAAAGGCTGAATCTGACCCCTTTGCTGAGCTGGAAGGCTGGGAAAGCATGGAGCAGATCCAGGATGCCTACGGCTATGGCGAGATCACCGCCGACAGGCGGGACAAGCTCACCGACTTGTGGGAAGCCCGGGAAGCTTCCAAGAACAGCCGCAAGGGCTCGGACAAGTACACCGACCTTGTGACGGAGATGCTGGAGACAGCCATCCGCCGGGTGGGCAATGAGTACGCCGACATGCTGTTTGAGTATGACCGGCAGCGCCGGGAAGCTGAAAAGCAGTGCGAGCAACTGGCAATGGAGGGGATGATGAAAAAATGACTGACATTGAAAAATCAATTGCCAAGCTCCAGAGGTGCTTTCCGGGAAGTTATATTACTGACCGGAACGAGCTTATTGTCCATCCGAGGACAAACCAGTATATTATTCTGGAAAACATCGGAACGGAAGATGCCATCAAGGCCAAAGTACTGGAGTGGCTTTCACGGGCGGCATTTAAAACCGCACCATATTCACAGGAGTGGAGAAATCGAAAGTTCCACAAATATATGAGGGACGGCATCAATGCTTTTCTGGATACCGATTTCTCCGAGGATGATATGGCGTTGATTTACACCTACATGGGGCTTGCCTGCGACCGTTGGCTGACGCTCATGTTTATCGACCACGACATGAGCATCGAGTGGCTGAAGGAGCACGTGTCATGAAGCTAACCCTTTACGGCGACCCCCGCACAAAGAAAAACAGTGCCCGCATCTTGCAAGGGCGCGGAGGACGGCGCTACGTAGCCCCAAGCGCGGCGTTTGAGGAATACCAGACCGGATGTCTATGGCAGATACGCGCCCCGCCTGAGCCTATCTCTGCCCTCGTAAACGTGCGGTGCGTGTACTACATGGCTACCAGGCGCAAGGTCGACCTTGCAAACCTGATCGAAGCCACCTGCGACATACTGGTAAAGGCCGGTGTGCTGGCAGACGATAACAGCTGCATCGTTGCCGCCCACGATGGCAGCCGGGTGGACTACGACAAGCAAAAACCCAGAGTGGAGATCTGGATCGAGGAAATGGAGGACAAAAATGGAGGAGACAATGACCGGCGTTTTCAAGTGCAGATGCTGCGGAGCGGAAATTAAGGAAAAGACAAGCGTCACAAGATCTGTTGCGTGGGCAATCAAAGATATGAAAGATGATTCTTGTGATCTTCAATCGACTTCCGCTATCCCAAAATCATCTTTACCGGAGCGGTTTGTCATTCACTGGTGCGAAAAGACAAGATTTTGCGTCTGCGATCTTATCGGATGGGAAATAGAGGAGGGAGACAATGACACGCAAATGGACACCTGAAAGCGAACAGCCAAAGCCGCGCACCGGCGTGGACTACCACGAGGTAAAGGCGTGGTTCCAGCAGCTACGTGACATTGACGCAGAGATTGTGAGCGTACAGACTGCGATAAAGCGTTTAAAAGATGATGCAACTGGATGCACGGCAAATCTAAGCGGTATGCCCGGCGGCTCTGGTTACGGGGACAAAGTTGGAAGCTACGCAGAAAAGAAAGACGTAGAAGAACGTAGGCTTAAAACACTGGAACTGCAAAAAAAGTCTTTGCAGGCTGAAGCAATTCACAGAATCAGCTATATCTCAAAAACAAAAAGCAGCAAAATGATGCAAGATTGCCTTTACGGATATTACATCGAAGGACAAAAGCAAGCCAAAATTGCAAAATCGCTGCTTTTGCCAGAAGAAAACAGAGTATCTCTGTACGTCAGAGAAGGTGCAAAATTTCTGGCACGCATTTGGGACAAATTTGATACGTGCTGATATTACACCTTGCTAATACTGTGTAAGTATGCCACATACATTGCGATTGAAAGACGTATATGGTATGCTTCCTATAAGCGGAACCGCGCATAGCGGAGCGCCGCTTGCCACGCAGCCTCCGAAACGAATCCCCCAAAAATGCTTTCCTCCCAAGGCTTGACTGGCATTTTTCTTCCTTTCGTTTCGCGGGCTGCTTCTATGTTCCGGTAGCTCAACTGGTAGAGCAGCAGCCTATTGAAGCAGCAAGTAGTTGGTTCAAATCCATCCCGGAGCACCATGACGCTGCTCTCCCGAAGCAGCGACCACCTGACGCATGGGCTGACATCCCGCTTGTGGCTGCGTGTAGAGTGGCAGGGTATCCTTACCTGTCCTCACAACCTCCGCACGCACCGGAGGCCACATAATCCGTACACCGGTTTCCATAATTCCCCCGGCAGGATGTGCGTCAACAGAACCAGCATGGAAACGTGCTGGTTTTTCTTTTGTTATATGCCGCCTGAGCGCAGTTTGGAGCGCGGCGCGTGTGTGTAGACACGGCTGGTTCGATTCCAAGGGCGGCTTTTTATATTCCCGTAGTTCAAGTGATGGAACAGCGGTCTCCAAAACCGCAGGCTGCAGGTTTGAGCCCTGCCGGGAATGCCATTTGCGTACCCTGTGAGGGGGCTGCGCAGATAGCCGGGCATCTGGCGGCGAAAGTTCCAGATGCAGCGGCGCTCCACCCGTTTACGTTGTCCGAAAAAACTGAATGTACGGAGCGCTGCTTATATTGATATTCTGCCGTCCGTGTGGGCGGTTTTTGTTTTAAGCGATTTTTTGAGAGGTGGTGGCAATGATCTACAAGAAAAAGAATCCGGTAGGCGCACCGCCGAAATATAAAAATTCAGCAGAAATGCAGGAAAAGATAGACGCTTACTTTGCTGACTGCGAAGGAGAGCTTTTGCAGGACGCGAATGGAGCTCCGATTCTGGATAAGTACGGAAATGAAATCTATCTGCATCAGCGCCCGCCCACTGTCACCGGTCTGGCTCTTGCGCTGGGCTTTACATCCCGACAAGCGCTGATGAACTACCAAGGGAAAAAAGAGTTTGTTGACACGATTACGCGCGCAAAAGCCCAGTGTGAAAAATACTCCGAAGAGCGGCTGTTCGACCGGGACGGAACGAACGGAGCGCAATTCAGTCTGAAGTTTAACTTTGGCTGGGACAGCAAAGAGGAAAAAACAGAAGAAAGCGAAAACGCAAGCCCGGCAGTTTCCGAAAACAGGCTGTTTGAGCTTTTGGCACCGCAATTCCTGCCGACATGGCAGAAGATCATGCGAGGCGATGCAGACGAAGCGCTGGAAAAGGGTGGACGCGGATCCACAAAATCCAGCTTCTGCAGCATCGGCATTATCAAACTTCTGCAATTGCACCCGGATTGCAACGCGGCATGCATCCGCAAGGTGGGCAATACCCTGCGCACATCCGTGTATGCACAGATGCAGTGGGCAGTTGACCAGCTGGAACCCGGAATGTGGAAATGTACGGTCTCTCCAATGGAGATGACAAACAAAAACACAGGTCAGAAGATTCTCTTTTTTGGTCTGGATGACCCCGGCAAGCTTAAATCTATCAAACTGCCGCGCGGATACATCGGCATTCTATGGTTTGAAGAGCTAGACCAGTATGACGGACCGGAGCAAATCCGCAACGTGGAGCAGTCCTGCCTGCGTGGTGGAAACTTCTCTTTCACGTTCAAGAGCTTTAACCCGCCTGCATCTCCACGCAACTGGGCAAACCGGTACGCAATGGAAGTCCGTGAACGCAAAATCATCCAGCACTCTGACTACACGATGGTGCCGCAGGAGTGGCTTGGCAAGCGATTTCTGGATGATGCCGAAGAACTAAAGAAACGCAACCTGATCGCCTACAAGCACGAGTACCTTGGCGAGGTGACCGGCTGCGGCAAGGAAGTCTTTACAAACATCCGAGCGGAAAAGATAGACCCCGCTAAGTTTGAGCGCAAGTATCACGGCATTGACTGGGGCTGGTATCCTGACCCCTTTGCCTACAACTGCATGAGTTACGACGCAGCCCGCAAGACCTTGTATATCTATGACGAGATCACCGCGCGGCGCACACGCAACGAGGACACGTTCAAGATGCTACAAGACCGGCACGTTATGGAGCACCCGGAGAGCGAGCGCCTGACCGGTGACAGCGCCGAGCCAAAGAGCTGCACCGACTATACTGCATGGGGAATGAAGTGCTTGCCCGCGATAAAAGGACCGAACAGCGTTGGTCAGGGCGTGAAGTGGCTGCAAAGCCTGACCGCCATTGTGATAGACCCGGTGCGATGCCCGGACACTCTGAAAGAGTTTACCGAGTACGAGTATGACGCGGACAAGAACGGCGAGCCGCTGCCCGGATACCCAGACCACGATAACCACCACATAGACGCAACACGATACGCCATGGAGCTTGTGTGGCACAAGCCCGGAAAATAAGGAGCAAAGCAAGTGAGAACATACCAAGACCTTGAAGCGGTACAGAACGACCCCACGGCCAAAACCGCTTTTGTGCAAAGCTTTATTGCCGAGCACGTTACAAGCGCCCCGGTGCGTACCGCTGAAAAGGCTGACAAGTACGACAGGCAGCTCAACACCGGCGTGGATGACTTTCTGGATGCACTTGCCGATATCGACTACAAGCTCAACGGCATCACCAAGAGAGCCCGCCCGGAGACCGTGAAAAGCAACTCCTTCCACAGGCTCAACGTGCAGCGCGTGGCATACAGCCTTGCAAACGGTATCACCCTTCCGGACGCAGACGAAGTAAAAGCGCAACTGGGTGAAAGCTTTGACGAGCAGCTTTACCGGCTAAGCTACCTTGCCTGCATCCACGGGGAAAGCTTTGGCTTTTGGAACAACGACCACTTGGACGTGTTCAAGCTGACCGAGTTTGCGCCCCTGTATGACGAGCGGGACGGCACTATGCGAGCCGGTATTCGGTTCTGGCGCTTGCAGCCGGACAAGCCCATGCACGCTGTACTGTATGAGGAGAGCGGCTACACCCGCTACACCGAGGACAGCAAGGGCGAGCGCCTGTTGCATCAGGACGGCGAGCAGCAGCCCTACAAGACCACAACGACCACCACCCCCGCCGGTGACGAGATCGTAGAGGGCGAGGACTATGGCACACTGCCCATCGTGCCGCTCTGGGGCAGCAACGCCAAACAAAGCACACTGGTCAATCTCAAGGGTTATATCGACAACATTGACCTGATCGTCAACGGCTTTTGCGATGATCTGCGCGAATGTGCGCAGGTCTATTGGCTTATCTCCAACTACGGCGGCATGAACGATTCTGACTTGCGCCGGTTCATGCAGCGGCTGCGCTTCAACCACGCCGCCAACGTGGACAACGCCGGCACAAACGGCGGCAGCGTACAGCCCTACACGCAGGAGATCCCCACACAGGCGCGGGAGACCCTGTTGCAGCGGCTGCACAGTTCCCTGTATGAGGATTTCGGCGGTCTGGATGTGCATTGCGTGAGCGCAGACAGCACCAACGACCATCTGGAAGCCGCCTATCAGCCACTGGACGAGAACGCCCGGGACTTTGAGCAGCAAATCACCAAATTTGTGCGTCAGGTGCTCAAGATCGCCGGTCTGCCGGATGCAAAGCCGCAGTACACCCATGTGCGCATCTCCAACACCAAGGAGCAGGTGGATATGGCGATTGCGGAAGCGACCATCATCGGCAACGAGATGGCAATAGAACTGCTGCCCAACCTGACGCAGGAGCAGAAAGAGCAGGCAAAGGCTGCGCTGATGGCAGAGAGCGCAACGCGGGAGACCACAGACAAGGACGAGGAGGACGAAGAAGGTGGCAAACCTTAAAATCCCGGTTGAAGGAAGGATTGACGTTGACTTCACCGATGAAGCAAAAGATCTTTTGAAGAAATTTGTTAAGGCAACTGAAAAAGCTTGCAATCAAATTATATGGCATGAAATCAAAAAAGAAGGGCTTCCTCCACACCACAAAAAAGGTGAGTATGAGGAATATCTTGTTACGGTTTGCTACGCGGAAACAAGAGAACAGCAAGAAAAAGGCATTTATTCAACGTCAATAACGACCAGCGGTCATTATGATGATACTCTTGGATGGGTGCGCGACTGGCAAGAATATGTCAGGATTGTAGAAGATTATGAATACGCCGAAGTTACACACTGGGCGGAATCGCCAAAGCCTGCTGTTGGATTTAGTGAGTGATGAATGAGCGATGAACGACCTTGACCGCATCTCCACCCGGCAGCTGAACAGGCTGCGCCGCCGCATTTTGCGGGTCTATGGAACAGCCCGCCGGGAAATGACCGAGCAGCTGACAGAATTTCTTACAAAATACAAGAAACTGGACGAGCACAAGCGGCAGCAGCTGGAAGCTGGCGAGATCACCGAGAGCGATTACCGCACATGGCTGCGCAATCAGGTGTTTCAATCCGAGCTGATGCACCGGAAGCTGGACAGCATCACCCAGACGTGTACCACAGCCCAACAGACGGCGTACAAGCTGGCGCGAGATGAACAGTACGATATCTTTGCCCTTGGCGCAAATTTTGCGTTCTACGAGCTGGAACAGGCGGCAGGCGTGGCGTTCGGACTGACCTTGTACAACACCGAGGCAGTCAAGCGCCTGCTGGTGGAAAACCCCAAGCTTGTGCCAAACAAGCGCATCAAGAGCAAGAGCAACAAAACCTACGATGCCCGGGTGTTCAACCGGTACGTCATGCAGGGCATCGTGCAGGGCAAGAGCGTCCATGACATTGCGGTGCAGGCTGTGAAGGGCATGGCAGACACCGAGGCGCACTGGGCGATGAACAACGCCATCACAGCCCTTACAGGCGCACAGAACGCCGGGACGATGCAGCAGCTGCGCAACGCCCAAGCCATTGGCATTGAGGTGCAGAAGCGCTGGAATAGCACGCTGGACTACCGCACCCGCGAGATGCACCGGCTGCTGGATCAGGAGACCGCCGACCTTAACGAGCCGTTCAAGGTGCAGGGATACGAGATCCAGTACCCGGGAGACCCCAACGCAGCGCCGGAAATGGTCTACCACTGCCGGTGCAAGCTGACCAGCGCGTTGGTCAAGTACCCGAGACAGACCGCAGCCCGGCGGGATAACGTTACAAAAGCTGTCACATCTGACCTGACCTATACCGAGTGGTACAAAGCCAAAGGTGGCACAGAAGCAGAACAGATGTGGTGGGCGGAAGAGAAAAAGCGCAAAAAGGAGGCAGCGAGAAAATGAGGTTTGACTACAACATCAAAGTCACCGACAACACCCCGCAGCTGCATGAAGCGCTGGAAGCGTGGGTGGAAAGGGTGCTGACCATCTGGGGCATGAAGGTACAGGATTATGCCCAGCTGCTTGTGCCCACCGGAACGGCAGACAGCACCGGCATAGAGGGCTATGTGGGCGGTGCGCTGAAAGCATCCCTCACCTACGTTGTATCTGCGGCGCAAAAGACCGTGACCATCGGTTCAAACCTGCTTTACAGTGTATATGTGGAGTTGGGCACAGGTATTTTTGCAGAGAAAGGCAACGGACGCAAAACGCCGTGGGTCTGGCAAGACTTCAACGGCAAATGGCACTTTACCCGGGGCATGGCTCCCCGCCCCTTCCTGCGCCCGGCGGTGGAAGATCATATCAAAGAACTGCAAGAGATTGCAGTAGAGGAAGGAAATAAAGAGGTATAACATGAAGAAGATTTTTGTAACCATCATGGTGCTTGTGGTGCTGGTGCTTTGCGGCTGTTCGGAAGCTGAAAAAGCCAATGCCAACATCTCCAAGCAGGCCGATTACTTTGAGAGCGAGCGCAAGATCACCGTCTACAACGCCCGCACCGATAAGATCATCATGGAAGCTGAGGGCTACATGTCCATCTCCAACAACTCGAACAACGAGTTGGTCTGCACGGTGAAAATCGGCCCGGACACCTACCGCAAGAATTACATCTACCTGAACGGCTACACTATGTATGTGGTGGAGGACATTACCGGCACCCATACAGACCCGTACCACTATAAACTCTATTTCCACACGGATATTCTGCCTAGCGTGGAAACAAGACCGTAAATTTAATACTCAGCGGTTGGCGCACAGCGTCAGCCGCTTTTTATGCCGTTTTCGCACAACTGGCAGTGCTCCCGGCTCATAACCGGGTAGTTGCAGGTTCGACCCCTGCAAGCGGCACCATACCGGCAGCACGTCCGGCAAAATAACCTGATTGCCAAGCATGGCAGCCCAAGCAAGGGCAGAAAGGACACACACACATGGCACTCAAAAGAGCAGATATCCGCAAGATTCTGGAAAACGCCGAAACCTCCAACGATGACAAGGCAAAAGCCATTCTGGACGCCTTGCACGAGGAGACCGATGCCCTCCGGGACGAACTGGATACCGAAAAAAACGCCCGCGTTGCAGCGGAAAAGGAACGGGACGCAGCCAACAGCGGTAAGCAGACCGCAGAGCAGGCGCTGACCGACTACAAGACCCAGCAGACCAAGAAGGACGCCCATGCAGCCAAGGAAGCAAAGTTCCGGGAGCAGCTTAAAGCCGCAGGTGTGCTGGAAAAGTACTTTGACCGCATCGTGCGCCTGTCCGGTGAGGATATCGACAAGATGGAACTGGACAACAAGGGCAACGTGAAGAACGCGGACAAGCTGGCTGAGAGCCTGAAAACCGATTGGAGCGACTATGTGGGCAGCACCTCCACAAAGGGCGCACCGGTGGACAACCCGCCCGCAAACGCCGGCTCCAAAATGACCAAAGACCAGATTTTTGCAATCAAGGACGCTGGCGAACGTCAGGCCGCGATTGCAGCAAATGCCGACCTGTTTACAGGCGGCGGGAAGGAATAACCTATGGCAGCAAAAGAAAATCTGATTACCACCACCGAGATCACCGTCAACCCCCGGGAGATTGACTTCGTGACCCGCTTCCAGCGCAACTGGGATCATCTGCGGGAGATCATGGGCATTATGCACCCCATCCGTATGCAGCCCGGCACTGTGCTGAAGAGCAAGTACGCACAGGGCACCCTGCAGAGCGGCACCGTGGCAGAGGGCGAGGAGATCCCTTACAGCCAGTACACCGTCAAGGAGAAGGATTACGGCAAGATCACCATTGAGAAGTACGCCAAGGCCGTCTCCCTGGAAGCAATCCAGAACTATGGCTACGACGTCGCTGTGCAGAAGACCGACGACGAGTTCCTGTACGACCTGACCGCGAAGGTGACCGACAAGTTCTACAAGTACCTGAACACCGGCAGCCTGAAGGGCACCCCTAAGACCTTCCAGATGGCTCTTGCGATGGCAAAGGGCAGCGTGGAGAACAAGTTCAAAAACATGCACCGCACCGTCACCGGCGTTGTGGGCTTCGTGAACGTCATGGATGTGGCCGAGTATCTGGGCACCGCAAACATCACCATCCAGAACCAGTACGGCTTCCAGTACATTAAGGACTTCATGGGCTACAACACCATTTTCCTGCTGTCCGATGGCGAGATCGCAAAGGGCAAGGTCATTGCCACCCCTGTTGACAACGTCGTGATGTACTACGTTGACCCCTCCGACAGCGACTATGCCAAGGCTGGTCTGGTGTACACCACCGCAGGCGAGGCCAGCAACCTGATCGGCTTCCACACTCAGGGCAACTACACCACCGCCGTGTCCGAAAGCTTTGCCATTACCGGCGTGACCCTGTTTGCCGAGTATCTGGACGGCATCTCTGTCCAGACCATCACCCCGGGCGAATCGGTCTGACCTGAAAGGGGGTAACCCAGCATGACTGTGCCAGAACTGTGCGTGTACACGCGAAACTTCTTTGACCGGTACGATGACCCCACCGCCGGGGAATTTACCTTCACGGCAGATACTGTCCCCGCCGGGGTATTCACCGGGCAGTATTTCCTTGTATGCGGGTCTATCTTTAACGACGGCGTGCACAAGGCGGGAGACGGAGACCTTACCCCTGAAACCTTCACCGGCACGGTGCAGCCCATGCGCGTCCCTCCTGATTTTGTGGCGCTTGCCCAGAAGATCACCGACTACGATGCAGCCGACCCCGGCGGTGGGCGCTATGTTTCCCAGTCCTTCAACGGATGGAGCGGCACCATGGCCACCGGCACGGATGGCTTGCCCGCAGACGGCTGCACCCACTACCGCCGGGAGATCAACCAATGGAGGAAACTGTAATGCCTGTAAACGATTTCACAAAATTTACCGTGATGGAGAATTTCACAAAGAGATTCTGTTTCATGGTCAAAAAGCTGGTTTCGGATGGGCTTTTTGGCTCTACCACCACATGGGAGGACGGCATGGAGTTCCTTGCCATCGAGCGGCACGACCAGACCATTGAAGCGCAGCAGGCAGAGCAGCAGGGCACGGCATCCACCTACTCCCTCTATGTGGATAAGGGCATCAAGCTGTCCCCCTTCGACCGCATCAAGCGGCTGGACGATGGGCAGACCTACGAGGTGACCACCGCGAGCAGCGACAAGATTTCCCCCGCCGAAAGCCAGATGAATCTTGCCGTTGTGCAGTGCAAAAAGGTGGTGCTTTCCTGATGGGCGCAGCAGAAGCCGTTACAACGGCGCTGAACAGCTTTTTTACGCTGTTCAATGTTCCTGTATACCCGGAGGATTTCGTGCCGCAGGGCACTTCCCTGCCCTATATCACGGTGTTGCCGGTCATCCCCAAAGGTTTTGACGAGAGCAGCACCTTCCATGCGCGGCTGTGGTATCCGGTGGACGGCGGCAAGCTGCCTATCATCCGCAAAACAGATGAGATGCGCGCTGCCCTTGGTGATGGGCTTACCATCGAGTGCGAGGGCGGCGCAATTCTTTTATGCGCAGGAAATCCGTGGGCGCAGTCTATGGACAACCCACCGGAAAAATACCTGTGCACATACCTTACTTTTGACGTCACATCCTTTGTGGTGTGAGAAAGGATAACGCATGAACAAAATGTATCACGCCATTTCGGCAGATGCTTTCAAAAAGCTTCAGTTTCAGGCTGGCGCACTGCTGAAGAAGTTCGACCCGGCGGGCACTACCCCCATTGCAGCGGAGGATATGATCTGCCTGACGTCCGGCGGCATCACCGTCAGCTGCAAGCCCAACACCATTGATCTGGGCGAGGATCTGGACGAAGTGCCCGAGAACACCTATCAGCTCAAGCACATTACCAGTTGGGATTGTGGTCTGTCTACCACCTGCATGACCGTGAGCGCCGACACCATCAAGCTGGAACTGGGCGCTGCGGATGTGGAAACAAACAAGATCACCGTCCGCGAGGACTACAAAAACGAGGACTTCCAGGATATCTGGTGGCATGGCAATCTGATCGGCGGCGGCTATGCTGCGGTCAAGCTGATGAAGGCCGTAAGCGATGGCGGTCTGGAACTGAAAACCACCAAGGACGGCAAGGGCAACATCACGCTGAGCCTGAAGGGACACTACGACATGACCGACACCAGCAAGGTGCCTATGGAGTTCTACGTCAAGGAGGCAGAATAAATGATCCTTACCATCAATCTTGACCCCGTGGAAGCACTGCCCAAGCTGTATGACGCGGTGGACGGCATCACCCGCATGATCATGGACGCAAAGGACAACGTGGACAACCCGGAGACCAAAGCCGCCCGGGAGACCATTGTTGCCAACGCCATGAAGCTGCTGGGTGCAGAGCCTGCCGAAACCGCAGAGGGCAAGAAAAAGCTGACCCCGCGCGAGTTTGCGCTGGCTGCGCTGGACTTTATCAAGCCTCTGATGAAGATTGACCCGCAGCGCACCATGAACGCCCTGCACCAGTTATACACACTGGAAAAGGGCGAGAAAGACACCCTGCCCAAGGCATTCACCGCGCTTACCAAGTCGGTCATGCAGGAGGATATGCAGGATTTTTTGTCATCGCTGGCCGACTTGAACGGCCTGAGTTTTGGCGCTACCTCTGCCGAGCCGACCTCCAGCATCTCCGCGCCTACGGAATAAAGTATTTCGTCTGGTTCGTCATCAGCGAGATGCGCGAACGCCACCGCACAAAGGCATACCAGCTGTACACGGCTGATATGCTTTTTCTTTGTGCTGTATCGCTGGGGCAGCAGGTTGAGCAGTCCTTCAGCGAGATCATGGCAGAGTACGACAAGCCGCTATCCCAGCGCCGACACGAAACAACGTTGGAAGAAGCGCAGGCGTGTTGGGAAAAGACGCTTGCAGACAGTAAAAAAGCCGCAGAGCAGAACGGAGGTGGTGAGACCTGAATATTTTTAATTTGATGGCCACTTTGGGGCTTGATACCTCCGAGTATGAGCAGAGCATCGAGCAGGCCAGAAAAGAGACGCAAAGCGCCGCAAACTCGCTGAACCGCAGCGCAAACACCGCCGGGAGCGGCGTTTCAGGCATGGCAAGCCAGTTTGCAGCAGCCAGCGCAAAAGCGACTGTCCTTGCAAATATGCTTACCTCGCTTGGGACAAAGGCGGTAGGCCTTGCAAAGGGCTTTGTGGAGATGGGCATTTCATACAATGCCCAGATAGAAAAGTACACCACCGGCTTTACCAATATGTTGGGCAGCGCACAGGCCGCGCAGGAAGCCATGCAGGCCATTCAGGAGGACGCAGCCCGCACCCCGTTTGACGTGGCATCCCTGACGCAGGCAAACCAGCTGCTCATCAGCGCAGGCGAAAATGCGGAGTATTCCCGCAAGGTCATCAATGCGCTGGGTGATGCAGTTTCCGCAACAGGCGGCGGTAACGCAGAACTGTCCCGCATGGCTGCAAACCTGCAGCAGATCGCAAACGTAGGCAAGGCTGCAACGATAGACATCAAGCAGTTTGCCTATGCCGGCATCAATATCTATCAGATTTTGGCAGACTACACCGGCAAATCGGTGCAGGAAGTCCAGAACATGACCATCAGCTACGACCTTCTTTCGCAGGCGCTCATAGCCGCCAGCGAGGAGGGCGGGCGTTACTATAACGCCATGGACACCCAGAGCCAGACCATGAACGGGCGTATATCCACCCTGAAGGATAACGTCAGCCAGCTGGCTGGGCTTTTGACTGGAAATCTAACAAACGCTCTTGGTGGCGTTATTTCCAAACTGAACGAAATGGTTATAGCCGCTCAAGACGCATACAAACTTGACGGATGGAGCGGCCTTATCGGAGAAATAACAGGTCTTACCAGCGTTATAGACAAGGCTAAATCCTCTGCTGTTGGCCTGAAAGCTGTTTTCGATGCTTTGAAAAGTGGAGAAATTGGCATTTTCCATGGTGACTGGGATGCTGTTTATAAAAAGGCATTCAATTCAGACCAAGAAATCAAAAAAATCCAAAAAGAAAGCAGAAAAAACTGGGACACTAACCATAGTGGCATGGTCTGGGACGAAAATGACGGATGGGTGCCCGCTAAAACAAGCGGAACATCTGGCAGTTCCATCGTCATAAGTCCTTCCGGCAAGACTGGCAAAACTCCCAAGACTGGCAAAACCCCAAAATCCACTTCCAATACCGAAACCGTCATAGCGTCCGTGTCGCACACCGCAACCACCACCGCACAGAATGCGCTGGGCGCTGTGACTACAAGCGTTGAGACCTTGCAGGAGAAGGTAAAGGACGCAGCGGGCAACATCAAAGACCGCGTGACCGAGACCACCACCGAAACCGGTAAAGAGATGGTCAACGGCGTTGCTACCACCTATACGCTTGTGACCAAGAAAGTTACGGACGCGAACGGCAAAATAAGCACCACGACCAAGAAGGTCTACGCCGATATGTCCAAGACACTGCTTGGCGCCCTGACCACCATTGCAGAAAAGACCTTCAACGGCATCACCACCACTACGCAGCAGGCTGTGGAGACCTACGCGGACGGCAGCCAGCACATCAAAACAACCGCCACCGAGACCGGCGAGCGCATTGTGGACGGCGTGCGGCAGACCTACACCAAGGTCATCAGCTACATTGACGGCGTGCAGGACAAGGTGACAGAGACCGCGCAGAACATTGACAAGAGCATCAAGGCGACCCAAAAACGCATTGATGCGAACCTGAGCAAAGCACAGCAGCAGCTTAACAGCGGCATTTTCAAGATTGGCAAGAACCTTTATACCGACCTGAAGAATCAGGACTGGGCGGCGCTTGGGCTGGATATCGTCAATGTGATGTGGGGAGAGGTATCACAGGAGCAGCGCGAGGTGCTGTCCGACTGGGCTGCCAAAGCGCTGGAAGCCATCAATGAGGCGTATTCCGGCGGCGGTCTGAGCGAGGCGTTCAAAGCCTTTAAAAATGTGCTGTCCAACGGCATCAAAGCAGAGACAAACGGCGTCACAACGGACGTTAAGGGATTGGGCAAAGTGTTTCAGGATCTGGGCATCAACGTTTCTGACGCCGGAAGCAATATCATGGGCGTGCTGAACACCATTGGCTCCGGCATGGGCAGCTTTGCCCTCAACGCAGGCACGGATATTGCAAACCTTGCCGGGAGCATGGGAAGCCTTGGCACGATCGCAGAGGGCGCAGGCGGGCTGATTGCAAAGGTGGGCAGCCTGATCATCTCGAACCCGGAGGTTGCCGCGATCATCGCCATTGTGGCGGGCGTGGTGGCGCTGGGCGTGGCGCTGTGGGCAAAGTTTGGCAAGGGCAAGAGCAGCGGCACTACCAGCACGCAGCACGTGCACTCCTACAAGGATATTCAGGACGCTTACTGGTACGGCAACGAGCGTGCCTTTGCGGGCTACGACTACCGCACCGACCCCTACGTCATGAACCCGGACAACAACGCCATGCTGACCTATCAGGCCAAAATGCAGGCGCAGATGGAGCGGCTCTACGGTGTGGTGGAGAAATATCTGCCGGAAGCCGGAAACAGCGTGATTGCGCTTGACGGCGAGCAGGTAGGCCGCATCATTACCCCCAGCGTAAACAGAAGCCTGGGAGACCTTACGGTGCTGAGCGAACGAGGGAACTGATATGTACGAGATCTACGCATACCCCTTTGGCAACCCGGACGCAAAGCTGCTGCTCTATCGTCCCAACGACCCGCAGGCACTGGTGCTGTCCCCCAAGCTGACCCGCGAGGTCAGCAAGGGCGGCAGCCTTATTTTTACCATGACGCGGGATCATACGCAGTACGATATGCTGCAAAAGCTGAGCACGGTAGTGCAGGTGCGGCGGGACGGCAAAGAGATCTGGCGCGGTCGGGTGCTGAAGCATGAAGCCGATTTTTACAACCGGCGGGTGGTGTACTGCGAGGGCGCGCTGAGCTACTTCAACGACAGCAGCATCACCCCATTTAACTACAAGGGCACCCTGCGCCAGTTTTTGCAGCACATCGTTGCCGCCCACAACGAGCAGGTAAAAAGCAAGATGAAATGCTTCCAGCTGGGCACGGTAACGGCGGCGCTGGGCAATTTGCAGGTGCAGTTTGGCGATGCCGACCAGTACGGTGTTGGCGAGGATTACGGCAAAGTGTGGGACATTCTGGACAAGCTGGTGCTCAAAGTGTTCGGCGGTTACTTCTACTGCGGCTTTGACGCGGCTACCGGATACAACGTGCTGAATTACTGCGACCAAGCCTACGAGGAGAAACGGGAGACCGCCCAAGAAATCGAATACGGGCGCAACCTGCTCAACCTGAACGAGACCACCGATGCAACCGACCTGTACACCCGCATCTACCCTATTGGCAACAAGCACACGGTGGATACCTCCAAGTGGTACTACAAGCTCATGTGGTGGCGCGACCCCTCCAAGGACAAACACGAGGAGCGCTGGGGCATCATGGAAACAGATGCCGCTACTGTTGCGCAGTATCTGCCTGCATCGGGCTACTCCTACAACTTGGAAGAGGGCTGGATCCAAAACGACACTGCGGTGCAGAAGTTTGGCATCATCACCCGCATTGTGGAGTTCGACACCGACAGCGCAAACGACACCTTTGCCGCCGGTGTGCAGGCATTACAGCAGAACTACGCCATGAAGACCAGTTACGTCATCCGGGCGGTAGACCTTGTAGATGCGGGCTATGATACCGACCGGCTGGATTTTGCCATGTACTCCCATATTATCAGCGCGCCGCACAGCGTGGATGCCATCATGCTCTGCACAAAACTGGTAGAGCCGCTGGAAAAACCAGCGCAGAAGGAGTTCACCTTCGGCATGACCCGCCGCACACTGACCGACCGTCAGGTGGCCAATATGGGCACGACAAATCTGCTGGTGGAAAGCGCTTACACCTCCGAAAAATACCATCAGGATATGCTGAAACGGCTGTTTGCCGCCTCCGAACAGGCAAAAAAGGATTCCGATGAAGCCGCCAAGACCGCCACAAACTTTTTGGAGTATACCCCGCAAAACGGCCTCATTGTCCGGCACGATTCTCTGCCCGGCAAGCAAGTACAGATCCTGAACGATGGCATCCGGGTCATGGATGGCAGCAGCATGGTCAATATCCAGGCCAACGCCATCTCCATCACGGACGGCATGGGCAGCTGTTCCATCAGCAGCGGTGCCATTATCTTCAACGGCATTCGCAACAGTAAAATTTTTGAATGGCCTTATCAAAAGGATTCTCATGGCAACCCAATAGGAAAATTTACTGCAAAAACAACAAAAATCGACCTTTCTTCCTACTCGTCTGTAATGCTGGTCTATGACACGCATAAAGACGGAACATGGCTTGCAAGTGGAGGCAGTGCTGGTAGACTTACCGTTATTCTTCCTGTTAACGGGAAAACATACTCTTATGCTTATCCGTGGAATACCGTGCACTGGAGAACCGTAAAAGTCACCCAAACAGGGATAACCTTTGGCGGCGGAAAAGAACGAACTTCCGACTACAAAAAAAACGTTGTAACCGGTCTAATACATTTGGAAGTCCCTATCTCTGACGGCGTTGCAGAAAACGATGAGGTTTGCAGACCACTGGAACTGTACGGCTTTATGTAAGGAGAACTATGAAACACTTTAAATTCAAGTGCAGGGTCTGCTCTGATGGGCGGCTGTATGCAGGCGGCTGGTGCCACGAAAGCGTTATTCCAAACCCGCTGCCGCCTGATGAGATTCTTCTGGATGATCTGTCCGGTATCACGCAGGGGTTCTACACAGATTATCTCTGGGACGGCGAAAAGCTGATCTATCGTCCGCCTGAACCATCTGCTGAGCCTGCCCCGGCAGTCCAGACTTCCGATGACGGAACCGAGGTGACCTACACATGAGAGACTATGCCGCACTGGCTGCGCTTGCCGCCAAAAACCCCCGCATGAACGATATGCGTATCACAACGCCAAATGGCACGCTCTCCATGCGGTCGGATTTTGGGATGTGGCTCAAAAAAAGCTCTCCGCAGATCGGCAAGCCGGAGACGGATTCCAATCTGGTGGAAGTGCCCGGGGCGGACTTTCTTTTAGACCTTACCCGCGCGGTGGACGGCAGCGTGCACCACAAAAAGCGGAAGATCACTGCGGAATTTGTCTGCGACCGCCCAAAAGCGCAGTGGGCTTTCATCCGCTCCCGGCTGGAAGTGCTGCTGCAGGGGCAGTGGCTGCACTTCTATTTTGTCCGGGACGGCGAGGTCTGGGCTGGGCAGCTGGACGTAGAGATGACACCCGGCGAGGACAAGGCTTCCGTGAAAATCACCGCAACCTGTGACCCGTGGCCAAAGGAGCACTACTTTGTTTTGGGCGTTTCCAAGCTTGGCACAGACAAGATCGCATAAGGAGGCAATATGGGCTATCAAAAACAGAATTTTGCAGACGGTCAGGTGCTGAACAGCGCGCAGCTGAACCACATCGAGGACGGCATTGCAGAGGTTGAATCTGCCGCCAACGAAACAAAAACAGTTGTCGATAATATCATCGACCCCACCCTCTCCCTCTCCGGCAAGGCGGCGGATGCAAAAGCTACTGGTGATGCGATTCAGGGCGTGAAGGATGACCTTGCCGCCGAGACCGCTCGCGCACAGGCAGCGGAAAAAGCCAACGCTGACAACATCGCGGCTGAGGCCGAGCGCGCACAAACCGCAGAAAGCGCCCTATCCACTAAAATCACGGAAGAGACGGAACGGGCAAAGGCGGCTGAACAGTCCAACGCAGAAAGCATTTCCACCGAAGCGTCCCGCGCCAAGGGCGAGGAGCAGCGCTTGGACACTGCCATCACCGCCGAAACCACCCGCGCGGAACAGGCAGAGCAAGCGCTGGATGCGCGCACCGCGGCCCTCGAATCCTGCGGCTTTGTCGTTGTAGACGGCAAGATCTGCGTAAAATACGTCAAACGTTGAAAGGAGCAAAACACATGGCTGATAACATTGAGACTGTAACTGCAGCGGGAACTATCGTAACCGAGCCCCCCTATCTGGACGAGACCGCAAAAGCCAACGGCAAAAAGCTTGACCAGATGACCGCTGCGCTGCTGAGTATGTCCAGCTCGCTGGGCGTGATCGCGCGGGCACAGACCGGCGTGGTGGAGGAGATGGATTACAACGCCATCAAGTCGGTGGTGGCTGCCGGTAACGCACCGGCGGTTTTCCCGGTTGGCACGCAGCTGGTCAACACCTACACCAGCAAGGACGGCAAGGCGTATGACTGCCCGTGGGACGTGGTGAAGTCGGACGATATCGCCGAGGGCGCGACCGGCACCACCGCACCCGCAATGGTGCTGCAGATGCACTACGCATCTCTGGAAGATATCCAGTTTTCTGCATATCAGGCTTTCTATGTTGTGCCGGAGGCCGGTCTTGTGGCTGGCACCTACAACGTCAAGATGGGCTTAGACTGGGGCACCAACGTCAAGAACGGCACCACCTACCAGTTTACGCTGACCAAGAACGCCCCCGCAGGCGCACGCCTGACCGGCTTCTATAGCGCTCTGAATACCGCACCCACCAACTGGAAGGTGTACGTCTATAAGGATCGGCAGAAGTCCGAACTTCTGGAGACCTGCAACGTCTCTGCTGGCAGCGCTGGCATGAATCTTGGCACTTTCCTCGCTAAGCCCAACGGCAAGCTGAACGGCCTGCATCCGGTTGGCTGCGGCGACAACCGGTGGTATAAGTCCGCATACCGCCAGTACCTCAACAGCGATGCAGCTGCCGGTGGGTGGTGGACTCCGCAGGATGAATGGGATATGAAGCCCGATCAGGCGGACACCGTGCCCGGCTTCCTTGCGGGCTTCTCGGATGACTTCAAGAACGCCCTGACCCGCGTGAAGGTCGTGACCTACGGCAACAACGTCACCGATGACGGCAGCGCTGTGGTGACCTATGACAAAATCTTCCTGCCCTCGCTGGAGGAGATCTACTGCTCGCCGCAGGTCAATGGCGAGGGCACATACTGGCCGTACTGGAAAGAACGCACCGGCGCAAAGACCCCGCAGGCTCTGTTGCAGACCTACCCGCTGCGCATCACCCGCGATCTTGCACAGCGCACCGTGTGCCGCAATGTGCGGCTTCGCTCTGCGTCTCGTGGCGACGGCTGCAATGCTTTCAGCGTGTCCTCCGGCGGCTACGTCCGCATCTGGATCGCGTTCTACAATATTCGCTGCGCCCCGGCTTGCAAAATCGTAGGAATGGTATAAGGAGGTACTTATGCAGATTATTCAAGCTCCCGGCAGCATTAAAGCAGCCACTGAGACCGAAAACCATGCGGCAGACCTTGCCAACGCCGTTGCAAAGGTAGAGTTCCTCTGCCTGTTGGAGGGCGTACCGGTAGAGAAAACCACCGCAGAACAGGAGGGCTTACACCATGACTGAACACAGCAACGGCTACTATATGGCAAAGAGAAACTACGAAAACGGGATGTGGAGCAAAGCCATGCTGCAAATGCTAGTAGCCCGCGACCGCCTGACCGCAGAAGAGTACGAAGAAATCACCGGCGAAAAGTATTAAGGAGCAGAGTATGAGACCTATCATGGACGTTTCCCGCTGGCAAAAACGCATTGACTGGGACAAGGTCAAGGCAAGCGGCCTTGTCTCCGGTGTGATGCTCAAGATGGTATCCGCCAACAGGAAGATTTATCTTACCAAAAACCGAAAGGACGTGACCACATGAACCTCCTGACTTTTCTCTCCCGCCTCTTTTCCGCCCTTGCCCACGCAAAGGAAGCGGAAGACGTCTCCGGCGCACCGGATGGCGAGTACCGCATTTACAACGACAAGAAAAGCATTTATGACGCGTCCACTGTGGACACCCAGAGCGCAGCTCCTCCCGGCTGGGGCGGGCCGCTGCCTTACCGCTACATCGACGTGAGCCGCTATCAGGGCAAAATCACCCTCGACGGCTGGCGCAAGGTCAAAGCGGCTGGTTACAAGGGCGTCATGCTCAAGACGGTCTCCACCAACCGCAAGCTCAGCAAGCGGGCAGATGGGCTGTATATCGACCAGACCTTTGAAGCGAACTACCGCAACGCCAAAGCAGCGGGGCTGGACGTGGGCGTCTACTACTACACCTACGCCACCAGCGAGACTATGGCGGATGCAGAACTTGCCCTTGTGCGGGAAGCGGTACGAGGCAAAGAGCTCACCATGCCCGTGTGCGTGGACGTGGAGGAAAACAAGCTCAAACCCATGAGCACCCTGGACCTCACCAACCTCACCGCCTACGCGCTGGAGCAGGTGGAAAAGATGGGCTTTTATGCCCAGCTATACACCTACACGGGTTACAGCTATGAGTTGGACATGCAGCGCTTGGCAGGCCGCTGGGACGTCTGGCTGGCCGACTACACGGGCAAGACGCCCAAAGTGGATTACATCTACCACGCCCACCAGCACACCAGCAAGGGCTCTGTGCCGGGCATTACGGGAAATGTAGACCTCAACGCCACCACCCGCAACTACCCGAAAATCATCCGCAAGAAGGGTCTGACCCGTCTTCGGGAGGGCGCATGAGCGAAGCAATCATTGTAGCGCTGATTACCGGTGGTCTGGGACTTTTGGGCAACATCTACGCCAACAACCGGGCGGCAAAAGATATGGATGCCAAGCTGGACAAACAGCAGGCTATCACAGACACTAAGCTGGAGGAGCTGACCCGTGAGGTTCGGATGCACAACAATTTTGCCCAGAAAATCCCGGTGATGGAAGAACAAATCAAGGTGGCAAACCACCGAATTTCCGACTTAGAGAAAGGAGCATGACTATGGAAACACTGACATCTAAAGTTGTAAGCATTCTCCCCGCATGGGCGGCGCTGCTGCTGATGCTGGGCGGGTTCGTTTTCTACGTCCTTGGCGGCATACGTCTGGGCTACGGCGCAGCGGTCAGGACGCTGGTGCTTGACCTCATCGACCAGGCAGAGCGGGAGATTCAGGGCACGAAGCGCGGCGCAGAGCGCAAGGCGTGGTGCGTCAAGATGCTGCGCACCTATCTGAATAACAGCCGGTGGGGCAAGCTGGTCAGCTGGGCAATCACCGAAGAGACCATGAGCAAGGTAATTCAGTTTTTCTTTGACCGCGCCCGGTCGGCGCTTGGAAAGGAGTAAATCAATGAGTAGGCTCGATTCAAGAAAAGTAACTGGCGTCCAGCAGGACAGGATGAAGTTTGTCCTTGACAGTGCAAAGCAGCTTGAAAAATGCATCAATGATGTTTGCCATGATGGACGTGAAAAGTCTCTTGCCATGACAAAGCTAGAGGAATGCGTGATGTGGGCAAACAAATCAATTTCGTTTGAAAACGGCTAAAGGAGGATATCATGGCAAGCACTACATACGACCATTTTGCCGGTGATGGCAAAATGTACGCTTCAAAAGAGCAATTTCGTCACGTCACGAAAATGGTCTGTGGACGTTTTCGTGACCTCACGAAAACATACCATCTCGGTAACGTCACCGTAATGGTGCGCAACGCCGGACAGCTGCCGCAGCCTTTCTGGCTCGGTGCTGCCCGTGGCAGCGGCTCGTGTAGTGCTGCCCGCTGCGCTGCAAGGACTTGACAGACAGAGGATGATAGCCGCCATCAAAAACGCACCGCTTGGGAGGGTTGACCGTAAGATAGCCTTACTGCGGTACGTTGAGCGGCTCCCGCTGCCGGACATTGCAGCACAGACGCATTACAGCCGGACGGCGATAAGCTACCGGCTGAAAGGCATTGATAAAATGCTGGATGTGTGATATGATAGTTTTACGATCTGAGTGTATGTAGGACGCATGTTTAAGGCTGATTCTACAAACGCAACAAAGCGGCAGGCTATTCCAGAGCTTGCCGCTTTTCTTTTTGCACGAATTGTGGTATAATTATATCAACAAATCCGCCCGGCCTCTCGAAGAAGCGCATTAGGTCGGATATCTGAACCCGTTAAGCCTCTCAACGATGCGTATCATGGCGGGTCTTTTTAGTTGATACAGTCTCCCGCCCGCCTACTTGCAGTGCGTACCATGCGGGAGACGCTAATCCTTCCTCCGGAGAAAGGATTTTTACAATCCAAGCAAATTTCCCGGAAATCGGTTCAGCTTTTGATGTGCGCTTTAAAAAGAATCTATAAATAGCAACCCCCCCGGTGTTCCGTTTGGAGCATCGGGGGGGTTATTTTTTCAAGCGCTCATACGACCCTGTGCCGTGTGGGCGCTTTTCTTTTTTGTCCTTCGTTTGACGCTCGTTGTCTCTCCCGGTGTGAAATTCTGGTACGATAACCGCAAAAGGAGGGGCGCTCATGTGGCACAAGTTCAACCCAAACCCGCGCGGCAGCAGCGTCGGTGACTGTGCAGTGCGAGCCGTTGCAGCTGCCACCGGGCAAAGCTGGGAGCATGCGTATGTAGGGCTTGCAATGATGGGCTACGCGTTGGGCGATATGCCAAGCGCTAACCGCACATGGGGCGCGTACCTCCAGAAGCACGGATTCAAGCGCAGGCTTATCGATGCGGACTGCTCCACCTGCTACACCGTGGAGGATTTCGCAAGGGAGTGCCCGCACGGAATCTACGTTTTGGGGTGCTCCGGTCACGTTCTGGCTGTGGTCAACGGCGAGTGGTGTGACAGCTGGGACAGCGGCAGGGAGTGCCCGATCTACTACTGGTATAAGGAGGACTAAGCAATGCCATACATTCCATACGGATACCAGCCCGGCTATTATGGGCAGGCAATGCCGGATCAGCTTGCACAGCTGCGGCAAAACGCATACCAACCGCCGACAATGCCCGGTCAGGCTGCGCAGCAGGCGGCGCCGTCCATCATCTGGGTGCAAGGCGAGGAGGGAGCCAAGGCGTACATGGTTGCCGCCGGGAATAGCGTTTTGCTGATGGACAGCGAAAACAGCGCTTTTTATATCAAGAGCACGGATGCAAGCGGGATGCCGCTGCCTCTCAGGACGTTTGATTACAAGGAGCGCACCACAGCCGCAAAAACGCCGCCACAAACGGCGCAGCAGCCCGGCGTGGAGTTTGTCACCCGGGCAGAGTTTGATGCTCTGGCAGCCCGCTGCACGGCGCTTGAGAAGCAAGAACCTGCAAAGCCTGAAACGGAGGTCAAATAATTATGTCGAATCCTCTTTTTAACGCACTGGGCGGCGGTATGCCCGCCATGCCAAACCCGATGGGGCAGTTTGGGCAGATGATGCAGCAGTTCCAGCAGTTCCGCACAAACTTTCAAGGCGACCCGAAAGCAGAGGTGCAAAAGCTGCTGCAATCTGGCAAAATGTCGCAAAACCAGCTCAACCAGCTGCAGGCGATGGCAAAGCAATTCCAGCAGTTTCTTCCCCATTAAACGTCTTTCCAGACAAAGCCTTTACAAGACTTAATCCTACCTTTTGCGCAGTTGATGATTGTACAAGGCTTACATCCGTAAGCTCTGGCAGCTTCGGAATACCCACTCCACACCTTCATAAAGTCACCAGATTTTGTGTATTGGGCAACCGGTTTGCTCAATGGGTTCAAAGACCCAGTTCTACCACGCATATTAGAATCGGCACGAAGCCCTGTTGCAATTGCGTGTTGCGTATTCCCCTTGCGAGAAATCCATTCGAGATTTCCAACAAAATTATTGCTCTTGTTTCCGTCAATATGATTTACACAAGGCAGATTTTCTGGATTTGGAAGAAATGCACTTGCAACAAGAACGTGAACGGACTTGTTTTTCTTTCCCGATTTATTGCAGAGCATTACCGTTTTGTATCCGCTTTTATGGCTTTTGAGAACAAGATTCTTAGATTTTCCGGTGTGGTTATAATTCATGCTTTTTACGTTTCCACAATCGCTCACTTCATATAATCCTTCGTATTCAGGAACAGGTAACCAATTCTCCATAAAAACCTCCGTATAGCATGGTGGATTTATCTGTTTCTATTATACCACAAAAATACAATATCTGCGCAGATTTGTATAAAAAATTTTGAAAGGAGCTTACTATGAGCTTATCTACCGATTCTCCTATGATGACTATGCCGGTTCAGCCTGCAAATACCTGTTCTAATGGTGGTTTTGGCTGGGGTGACGGCGGCTTGCTCTGGATCATCATCTTGTTCCTGTTCGCCTTCTGCGGCGGCTGGGGCGGCAACTGGGGCGGCAATGGCAACACCGGTGCCGGTGTCGTTGATGGCTACGTCCTGACATCCGATTTTGCCAGCATCGAGCGAAAGATGGACAGCATCAACAGCGGCCTGTGTGACGGCTTCTACCAGCAAGCGCAGCTTGTCAATGGTGTGCAGCAGACCGTGAACAACGGCTTCATGTCTGCCGAGATCAGCCGCGCAAACCAGCAGGCGGCATTCATGCAGCAGCTCTTTGCTATGCAGATGCAGCAGCAGGAGTGCTGCTGCGAGACCCGGTCTGCCATCCAGGGCGTCAACTACAATATGGCTACCCAGTCCTGCGAAACCCGGAACACGGTGCAGAACACCACCCGGGACATCATCGACAACCAGAACCAGAACGCCCGCGCGATCCTTGACGCGCTGACCGCGCAGCGCATCGAAGCAAAGGACGCGAAGATTGCCGAGCAGGGTCAGCAACTGTTCGCAGCACAGCTTGCGGCATCTCAGGCAGCCCAGAACGAAACGCTCAAGGCCTACATGAGCGGTCAGCTGGCCTACTACAATCCGCGCCCCGTGCCCGCATTCCCGGTTCCTGCACCTTACCAGTACGGTAACTGCGGCACCGGTTGCGGCTGCAACGGTTGCGCCTAACCGAATAACGGCAACTGACTACAATTTGTAGTCTGTTCAGCCCCTGAGCTGATTTTGCAAACCAGAGCGCCGGGGCAGAAGTCCCGGCGTTTTTATTATGAAAGGAGCCGATAAAATGGCTGAATTTACCTCCACCACGATTCAGACCGTTGCAGCCGGTCAGAATCTTCCCTTGACTGAAACAGCTATCAAGGGGTCAAACTGCATCAACCATCGCGCAGGCGCTGGCAATGTGACGTTGCGTGGACTTACGAACCAGTGCAAGGCACTGTTCAAAGTGAGTTTTGGCGGCAACATCGCCATCCCTACCGGCGGCACTGTGGGCGCTATCTCTGTGGCGCTGGCTGTCGGCGGAGAGGCGCTCAACAGCGCAACCGCAATTGTCACCCCCGCGGCAGTGGATCAGTACAGCAACGTCTTTACGGCGGTGTTCGTGGAAGTCCCCCGGGGCTGCTGCGTTACTGTGGCGCTCAAAAACACTAGCACGCAGGCAATCAGCATTGCAAACAGCAATCTGATCGTTGAGCGGGTAGCATAAGGAAAGGAGTACAACATGAGTAAGAATCTCTATGATCTGCGTGAAATGCTCTGCGAGGAGCTGGACGAGTACAACCGCGATGCAAAGAACGGGCTGAACGAGCGCGCGCTTGACACCGTGCACAAGCTGACCGACACCATCAAAAATATCGACAAGATCATGATGCTGGAGGACGGCGATTATAGCCGTGCTGGTGAGTGGGAAGCTGATATGCGCGGCAACTACGGACGCACTGAAAACTACAACCGTGGCAACAGCTACGCAAACCGCGGGCGGCACCATGTGCGCGGTCACTACTCGCGCGGCGATGGTCGGGAGCGGATGATTTCTGACATCGAAAACATGATGCAGGACGCAACCGGCGCCGAGCGTGACGCATACAAGCGTGCTCTGGACATCCTGAACAATATGTGATAAGGGGGGCGGCAGGCATGGACATCGTGGAGATAAACGAGCACATCCGCAAACTGAAATGCGAAGAAACAAACTGGCAGAGCGTGGAAAAGCTTGCCGCCCTCTGCACTGTTCGAAATGAGTTGAGCAAAGCGGAAAGCCGGGAAAACAGCCCCGCTCCGCAGCCTGAACCAGTCAGGCAGATGGAGTATTCCACAAGACCGCAAGAACCGCAGAGCGAATTTGTAGAGGCTGCAAGCGCTGTGCCGTTCAGCGGTCTGATGGAGGTGCTGGACAGACACATGAGCGCAATAAAGCTGGTGTACCCGAAAGAGTATGAGCTAGTAATGCGGAAGATTGTCTCTTTGTCTGAGTGACGATGCCCAAAAGGCTGAAGGCACAGGGAAAGTAAGTCGCCCAGCCAAAAAAGCCATACATAGCAGCAGCCCCGGGGATCCTGACGGTTTCTCGGGGCTGTTTTTTCGTTTATAAAGCTGTTTTTCAGCGGTGTGTTACCAAAAATGTTACCATGATAGAGAAAAGGACGCCAATTCTCAACGAAATGACGTCCTTTCTGTATGGAGCGGGTAATGGGAATCGAACCCACCTCCTCAGCTTGGAAGGCTGATATACTAGCCGATGTACTATACCCGCAATTGCAGAAAGAATTATACCATAACTTTCCGCAAATGTCCAGCATGAATTTAGCAGCTGCATAGCTGGGCAGACACAACAAAAAAGCACCGCACATTCCTGTGCAGTGCTTTTCTTTCTGGTGGAGATTACCGGGATCGAACCGGTGACCTCTTGCATGCCATGCAAGCGCTCTCCCAGCTGAGCTAAACCCCCAGATGCTTGGCTTCATGCCTGACGACATGGGTTATTATACCAGCTGGTGGGACGCTTGTCAACGGTTTTTTACAAAAATCTCTCCTCTTTTTTCAGCGGCGCAGTGCACCTGCAAGCTTTTGACGCTGCTGCGTTTTTCCCGGGCTGCTCTGCTGCAAAAGGCCGCAGCA